CAGACGCTATCTTCCAAGATGGTGCTTCTTGTGGCTTTAATGCTTCTGGTTCTACTACCTTTACTCAACGTACTGTAACTCCTGGTAAAATTAAAGTAAACGAAGCTCTTTGTCCTAAAGACCTTGAGTCAAAGTACTTGCAAAAGGCTTTACCTACTGGTTCTATGTATGACAGTATTCCTTTTGAGCAAGAATATAGCGAAAAGAAAGCTAAAACTATTGCTGCTCAATTAGAAACTGCGTTATGGACTGGCGACACTACAAGTGTGAATGTAAACCTTAACCGCTTTGACGGACTTGTAAAATTAATAGGTGCTGCTTCAGGTGTTGTTGCTGCTAACGCTTCAACTTTTATTTCAGGTGCGCCTTTAAGCTCTATCACTGCTGCAAACGTAATCTCTATCTTTGATGGTGTTTACCAAGCAATCCCTGCAAAAGTTGTAGCCGCTGACGATATGACTATCTTCTGCGGTCAAGATTTATTTAGAACTTACACTGTTGCTCTTAAAAATAGCGGTAGCTTCAATTACCAAATTGATGTGAAAGCTGATAGCGAATTTGTACTTCCTGGTACTACAATCAAAGTTATTGCAGTTGCAGGTCTTAACGGAACTAACAAAGTTTACGCTATGCGTTTAAGCAATATGTTCTTAGGAACTGACTTATTGAACGAAGAAGAAAAATTCGAAATCTTCTACGCAAAAGAGGCAGACCAAGTACGCTTTGTAAGCGAATTCAAGATGGGCGTGAACATCGCGTTCCCTGACGAAGTAGTAAAGTTTATCCTTGCATAATTTATCGGGTAGGTTGAAATATACCTACCCACTTTTTTAAACTAATTAATTTCTAAAATATGCCTTGCGCTTTAACTCAAAATTATACCTTAGATTGTAAAGACAGTTTAGGTGGTATAACCGAAGTTTATTTTGCAGCAGCAGCAGACGTTACCTCAACAACCGAAGCAAGTGGTGTTATTACCGCACTTGTTAAGGCAGCAGGTAAAAGGTTCTTTAAGTACGAACTTGTAAAAGGTACTTCTCAAATTGTTGAGAATATCAATGCAAACGTACAAAACGGAACTGTTTTCTATGCTCCAGAATTAACAGTAGTATTAAACAAATTACAAGCTAATACAAGAAACGAAATCTTGTTGTTAGCTCAAAACACTTTAGTAGCAGTTGCCAAAGATAACAATGGCAAATACTGGTACTTAGGTAAAACAAGAGGCTTAGACCTTACAGGCGGTAACGCAGGTACAGGTACGGCTGAAGGCGACAGAAGTGGTTACACTTTAACTTTCACAGGTGCAGAAGCGGCTATGGCTCCAGAGGTTAACTCTACAGTTGCAGCAGCTTTAACTACTCCTGGTTCTTAGGTTGTTTTGGTTTTGTATATAGATGCCCTCGGACTTAATTGTTCGGGGGTTTTTTATTTTGCAAACAATCGTGATAGTTTATATTTATAGTTGTGATAAGATTAATTAAGGGGCAAACCCAAAACATAATACTTACCTTGACTGAGAAGCAGCTTTTAACAAGCCCGAACTATCTATTTATATTTGAGAATAGATCAACAAATACGGACATCAAATTTGTAAGGCTTAACAATACAGACATAAGCGCATACAAGGAAAGGTACAACGAGTTCACTATTGTAGTTAATAGCTTCTTTAATACGGCTTTAAACGGGCAATACACCTACACAATCTACGAGCAGACAAGTACTACCAACACAAACCCGACGGGCTTAAACTTGCTTGAAACAGGCATAATGGAACTTGAGGGTACAACTATATCATTCACAGAATACGAAACAACAAGCACATTCACAATTAGACAATAATGGAAATACAAGTATTGACATTTGCCGAGGCAAAGCAACCGGAATATAAAGAAAAAAAAGGCGAAGGATATATGCAGTATGGTCAAAACAATGACTATCCGCAATACCTATTAGACCTTTTTAACAAGTCAGCAAAGCACAATGCTATCGTAAGAGGCAAAGTGAACTACATTGTTGGTAATGGTTGGGCAGGAGAGCAGCCTATTGTTAAGCAAGTTAATAGAGAGGAAACTTTAAATGATCTAACTAAAAAGGTAGCTTTAGATATTGAACTATTTGGCGGTGCTTATATCCAAGTTATTTGGTCTGTAATGGGCGAACAAATCGCTGAGTTATGGCATTGTGATTATACAAAGATTAGAACAAACAAAGACAACACGCAGTTCTGGTATAAAGAAGATTGGAAGGCTACACGCAATCAAGAAAAAGCTGAGATATACAATGCGTTCAATCCTAAAAACCCTGTAGGTGTTCAAATACTTTATGTAAAAGAATACAGACCGGGTATGAATGTTTATAGCCTTCCGGGTTATTTCGGTGCGCTTAACTACATTGAAAGTGATGTTGAAGTTAGTAAGCACGTTTTAGGTAATGCTCAGACCGGGTTTTCTGCCAGTAAACTTATTACTTTACCAAACGGAGAGCCAAGCCCTGACGAGAAACGTGCAGTAAGCAGACAGTTTGACAATATGTACACGGGTGCAGACGGCAAAAAGTATTTACTTGCTTTTGTAAATGATGCAACAAGAAAGCCTATTGTAGATGATTTGGGTGCGAGTGATTTAACTAAAGAAGATTTTGGACGTGTAGATGAGTTAATTCAAACCAATATATTTTCTGGGCATCAAATTACGGCTGCAGAACTTTTTGGTATTGCCGTTCCTGGTCAGTTAGGGAATAGACAACAGATGCGCGATAGCTACGAAATCTTTAACAACACTTATATTCGTTACAAGCAAATGCAATTAGAAGGTGTATTTAATATGCTTGGACAATATGCAGGTGTAACCGAGGAATTGATGCTACAACCTACCGACCCAATCGGTATTGACTTTAGCGAAAGCATTATAAAGGAAGTAGCACCAAAAGAGTGGATATTAGAGAAGCTTGGTATTGACCCAACTAAATACGGAATGCCTATTGAAAGTGAGCAACCAATGGCAGCAAGTCCTTTAAGTGTGAATGAGCATATTAAAGGTTTGAAAGGTCGCGAGTGGCAAAATATGCAGCGCATCATTAGAGATTTTAACAAGGGTAAGATTACGAGAGAACAAGCAAGTTCTATGCTTAAGGGCGGTTATGCTTTAAGCGACGAAGAGGTTGCTACTTGGTTAGGTGCTGAAGATTTAGAATTTAGCGAACAAGATTTTCAAGTGTTCTTTGAGTTCGGAGAAGACAGAAACAACTACGAGGTTCTTAAAAGCAAAACAAGATTTAGCGACGATGCTGACTTTGAAATGTTTGCAGATGTAACACAATTACAATCTAACATCTTGGACTTAATTGTTAAGGATAAAAGAATTACCCCTGAAGTAATTGCTGACACTTTAAAAGAAGATGTGGGTGCGGTTAAGCGTGTTATTGATTTATTAATCGAGAAGGGCTTTATTAAGATAAGCGAAGTAAAGCAAGGCAAAGGCATTGATAGTAACGTTATTATTGAAAGGGAATTAACTGCGCCTATTGGTAAAATTGTTGAAGCTATTAAGCCACAAACTACGCAGATTTTAATTCGTTACACTTACGAGTGGAAAGCAGGTTTTAATGATAGCGATTTAGATACAAGCAGACCTTTTTGCAAATACTTAGTTACTGCTAATAAGTTTTATACTCGTAGCGATATAGAGCAAATGAGTGCAAGGCTTGGCTATTCTGTATGGGATAGGCGAGGCGGTTGGTACACTAAGCCGGGTACAAATACACATTCTCCAAGTTGCAGACACGAGTGGCGTTCAAACATAGTTAAAAGAAAATAAAGATGAGTTTAAACACATTATTCATAAGCGTACAGAATATTAAAGACCGCTCTGGCTTACACGCTAACGTAGACGAAAAACTTGTATTGCCTGAAATCAAAACGGCTCAAGATATTTTTATCCTACCGGCTTTAGGAAGTGCTTTATATAACCGACTTCAAGCAGGTATAACGGCTAACAACTTAAACGCAAATGAGGTTTTATTGTTAGATAACTATATTGCAGATACTTTGGTACACTATGTACTTAGTGAGTTGCCTATGGGCTTATCGTACCAGTTCTATAACAAAGGCTTGTTAAGGAAAGGTGGGGAAAATACCGAGAACCCTTCTATGCAAGATATGATTGACGTGGCTAATAGATATAAGACGCGTGCTGAGTTCTACAAGCAAAGAATGATTAAATACCTAAAAGAATATTCTACACTTTATCCTGAGTACTTGAACCCTGGTAGTGGCATTGATGCAATACACCCTGAGAATGATGCTTACACAACGAGCGTTTGGTTAGGAGATTTTGATTGCTGCGCAGGTAAAAGCTTCGAGGAACTTTATCAAGGGAATAGAGGTTGTAGTGATTGCTAATTATGAGTAAAGTAACAACAATAAAAAACCAAAATAAGCTTCGTGTTTATTTAGAAAAAATTAAGAATGAGCCTGACGTTAAACCAAATAACAAAGCAGATAACAACACTCGGAAACGACCACGAACAAATTAACTTTGTTTACTTCGGTGATGTGTGGGAACGTTTGTCTAATGGCGAGGTTACTTACCCTGCTATGTTCTACACTTTAACAGGTGCAACTATAAACGCTAAAAATATTACTTATAATTTTAGCCTTTATTTTATGGATCGTATGTTAATGGAAGAGACAAACGAAACCGAGGTTTTATCGGATATGACTTTAGTAGGTCAAGACATAGTGGCGCAGTTACGTTATCCTAAAGCGATTTGGGATATTGGCGATACTGCACCATTGACTTACTTTACTGAAAGCGACCCCGATTACTTAGCCGGAGTTAAGATTGATATTACAATGGAATTACCTTACTTAAATGACAGATGCCAGGTTCCCAGCATCTATAACTATACAGAATGATAGGCAAAAAAATTAACCAATTAGCTACCGAGTTAGCGCCAGTTAGTACCGATTTAACTATTATAGGAGACCCGGATAGTGGAGTAAGTAAGAAGATTACACTTGCACAATTAGGGGCTATTTTTAGCGGTGCGGTTTCGTTTTATACTAACCTTGCAGGGTTCCCTGTTGTTGGCGATATTAACGTTATTTATTGCGCTAAAGACACGCAGAAACTTTATTTGTGGAGTGGTTCGGCTTATACCGAAGTTTTCCCTTCACAAGCTTTGTTAGATACTTATCAATTAAGAAGTGAAAAGGGTGTAAGTAATGGTTATGCTTCTTTGGATAGTGGCGGTAAAGTTCCTATAAGTCAGCTACCGAGTTCTATTATGGAATACAAAGGAACTTGGAACGCATCTACTAACACCCCTACACTTGCAAACGGAACGGGCGATACGGGAGATGTTTATATTTGTAACGTAGCAGGAACTGTAAACTTTGGCGCTGGTCCGATTACTTTTGCGGTTGGCGATTATGTGATCTATTCAGGTACTATCTGGCAGCGTTCAAGTGGTGCGGTGGGTACAGTTACAAGCGTAGCTTTAACAGTTGGTGGCGATGCGATAAGCGTATCGGGTAGTCCTTTAACAACAAGCGGGACTTTAGGTTTAACTTTCAACGGAACAACGGCTCAGTATATTCGTGGAAATGGTACTTTAGAAACGTTCCCTACTTCTCTAATTAGCGGTACGGGTAATGTAAATGCTATCCCTAAATTTACTGCTAACACAGTTTTAGGCAATAGCGTTATGGAAGATGACGGAAACTTTGTTTCAATGCGTGGTTTAAAGATTAATGCAGTTACAGGTGTAGGCAACACAATTAACTTTCAACAAGCTTCAGGCATCACGGCTGCTGGTCTTGGTTATAGCACAATCGGTGCAGCAGGTTCAACGGGAATTAAATTTTACTTAGATCAAAATAGCACCACAAGAAGCTTTGTTTTAGACACTACAACTATTACAAGCGATACTGAGCGTACTTATAGTATGCCTAATTCAAGCGGTACTTTAGCACTTACTTCCGACATACCAAGTGTAACGGGTTACGTTCCTTACACGGGCGCAACGGCTAACTTAGATTTAGGAACGCATACTTTAATTGCTGCTAAAGGTACTTTTTCAAGTTCTGGTAGTGGCGATACTGTTGGCATAACACATTCAAGCGGTAGTGGTATTGCTTTAAATATTACAAAGGGTGGTAGTGGCGAAGGCTTATACATAAACAAAACAAGCGGTTCGGGTAACGCTGCTACAATCATAGGTACTTTAAACGCAACTACTTTAGTTAAGTCGGGCGGTACATCTTCTCAATTTTTAAAAGCCGATGGTAGTGTAGATAGCACTTCTTATGGCACGGGTTCGGTAACATCGGTAGGCTTATCTTCTGCAACAAGCGGAGTAACTATTGGCTCTACACCTATTACAACAAGTGGAACTATTACTTTAGCTATTGCAACTGCGAGTGGTTCTCAGCAAGGTTTATTATCAAGCACAGATTGGACTACGTTTAACAACAAGCAAAACGCTTTAACAAATCCAGTAACGGGTACAGGTACTACTAACTACCTACCTAAGTTTACAGGTGCAAGTACAATAGGAGATAGTCAAGTGTTTGATAATGGTACTAATGTTGGTATCGGAACTGCTACACCTTCTTATAAATTAGATGTTAGCGGTGCAATACAAACAAGTGTTGCAAGTGGTAATGGTTCTTTATATATAAACAACTCGTCTTTGTCAGGAAAGTTTTGGACTTTAATTCCTGAAACTTCAAGCGGAGAAACAAACTTACTTTGGTACTATGGTGGTGCAGGTGCAAGTGTTAAAATGAATTTAACTAACTCAGGCAATTTAGGATTAGGAGTAAGCCCGAGCGCGTGGGACACAACACTAAGTAAAGCAATACAATTAAATGGTGGTTCATTATGGGGATATAGTACCTCTCAAATTAATTTATTACAAAATGGCTTTTACAATACAAGTGGAGATATTGCTTATGTAAATACTGCATCAGCTTCAGCTTATAGACAAATTAGTGGAGTACATTCTTGGTACACCGCTCCTTCAGGAACGGCAGGTAACGCTATATCCTTTACCCAAGCTATGACGTTAGATGCGAGTGGGAATTTAATGGTGGGTACGACAAGTCCTGTAACCTTCAGCGGATATAAAACATTATCTGTAAATGGTTCAAGTGGTGCTTCTTTTGTTACAATGGCAAATGGTACTTCTGCTATTAGGCTTATTAGTAGTACTACCGATAGTGCAGTATGGGAGCCGAGAAATGTAGATATGTTATTTGCAACGAACAACACTACACGTCTTACTTTAGCCTCTACAGGAGCAGCTACATTCTCAAGTAGTGTAACAACGGGTGGAAATGTTTTTATACCAAATGGCAATTACTATTATGCAAAAAGAAATACAAGCGGAGATAATATTAATGTATTAGGTTTTGCAAGTGGTAGCGATACATTAACAATTAAAGGTGGTACAAGTGGAAGTGCTGCATCTATTCAGTTTGCTGATACAGGTGGTACAATCGCTACGTTCTATAACTCTAACTTTGGTATAGGTACTACATCGCCAAGTAGAAATTTAACTGTAAAGCAAAGCGTAAATAGTTATTTAGGTGGTTTTTCAGTAGAGAGAAACGATAACAATAATTATTTAGGAATATTTAATGATGGTAGTATATGGAATATTGCAGCATCTTATCTTAGTGGTGGAAGCTATCAACCAATAGGATTTTTTACAAGTGATGTAGAACGTATGCGCATAACAAGTGGGGGGAATGTAGGTATAGGTACAACCACACCGGGAAGTAAACTTTCAATAGTAGGATTACCTACATCTTCAAGTGGATTATCAAGTGGGGATATTTGGAATGATAGCGGAACATTAAAAATAGTATAATAAATAAAATAAAATAAAATGGCAACAACTTACAAATGGGTAGTTAGTTCTTTAGACAGTTACCCCAAAGACGCAGAAGGTTTAACAGACGTAATCTGCGTAATACATTGGAGATACCAAGCAGAGCAAGTAGAAAACGATAAAACATACTTTGCAGAAGTTTATGGTACTTTAAGCGTTCCGTCTCCTAACCCTGCGGACTTCGTACCTTATGACCAAGTTACATACGAAATGGTATGCGGTTGGTTAGAAGCAGGACTTGACCAAGTATCTTTAGACGAGAACTTAGATATCCAGATTGCAGATCAAATCAATCCTAAGGTTATATCTTTGCCTTTGCCGTTTCAAAATCCTTAATATATCTTTACAAATAAAAAACAACGTATGAAGTACAAACAACTATTACAATTAGTAAGCAGCATCAATGTCGTTATCGGCAACCAGGACACAAAGACACAAAAGAAGCTTTTTAAAATCTACGAGAAGGTTAAAGCCTATCACGAGGACTATCAAGCAGAAGTTGAAATTTTGCGTTTAGACAATGCACAAACTGACGATAAGGACTGCTTACTATTAGATGACAAAGGAAATTACAAATTCTCAAAGGAAGGCATCAAGAAGCTGACTAAAGATATTGAAGCCTTAAATGATAAAGAATTTGATTTTCAAATAATTAACGTAGTCAATCCACAAGGCTTAGAGAATTTTACATTCTTACAAGATTGGGTAACTGGCGTAGAATTTAACAAACAAGAAGAAGAAGAACTATAATGGGAAATAACCACCAAGCAGACCAATCAACAATCGTTTCTTTAGTAAGTGCTACTATTAGCATTACAAATATTCAACCACTATTCACATTGATTGCGAGTTTGGTGGCTATTGTTTCTGGTGGTATGGCTATTAGATACTATTACAAAATGACCAAAAAGCTTAAATGAGATTAATTCTTTTAGCCTTATTACTTACTTCGTGTGCTTCTGTAAAGAAGGCATCGGAGCGTTTAGATAGCACTGTAGTTAAGACCTTTGACTCGGTGCGTGTAGTCGTTTTAGATAGCGTAACTAAAATAGTAGAAAAGGAAGAGTATTTTACCAAAACCATTACTTACTACGATACTTTGTGGGTTACTAAGGATAGTATGATAACAATTCCTAAGTACACGGAAACCTACACAAGAGGCACAAAAGAGAAACAAACCGATAGTAAGCAGACCAAGACGGACTCAATGGCTCTAAATCGCACAGAAAGTACCCAAATTTCGAAGATAACTAAAACTAAGGATAAGTCCTTTAGCGAATTTTATAAGGCTTTAATCGCGCTTATATTGATAATTACGCTAATCTTATTCTTTTGGAGACGTAAATAATATGGCAAAAGCAGCAAGAAGCGTAAACGTATCGACTAACCCGTTACCGATTTCATTCAAAGAGTTTAGCAAGAACCCTGTTGTTGGTATGCTATTTTTATGTATATGCGGTATTAGTTACTTGTATATAGACAATGCAAAGCGTAACGAAAAGCAAGACGATAAGATAGGGGCTTTGTATGAAATGGTGCGCAAAAGTGATAGCAGCAACGCAGCAAGTACGGCTCGTTTGGAAATGGCAGTAGACCTTAAGGCACTTAAAAGCTTTAAGTAATGCGTTATTTATTATTGGTTGCTTTGATAGGTTGCGGAACTAAAACCGATAATAAAATCAAAGAGTTGCAAGACAAAGTAAAAGAAAGCCAGGTGCAAAGCGACTCGGTGCAAGTGATGGCGGCTGAGGATAACAAGAAGGTAATTACTAAGACAGTTAATACTATTGTTACTTTAAAGCAAGAAGTAAAAGAATTAAAAACGGAACTAAATGAAGTTAAGGCTAAATTGGACTCCGCTAATTCTGTTGATACTAATAGCACCAAGTTTCAGCTTCGCCCAATACGTTAAGAAGATAGGTGGCGAAGATAAGATTGTTATTAGTAAAGCAGAAGGCGAAAAGATAAACGCTGCGTTTGATAGCGTGAGCAATTTAGTTACATTAAGAGAAGCCCGTATTGATAGCTTACTAAGGGCAAACATCAAAACAAGGGATAGCCTTCGCATTGACTTACTTACTTTAAAAGACACCCTTACCCAACGCAATAAAATAGTAAACGATACGTTAAACGATTATCGCAATAGGTATTATAAAAACATAGCTATTTACGAGAAGTACGAGAAGGCAGTAGATTTTGAAATAAAACTTCACAGGCTTAACTCAGTTCTATTCGCTATGCTAACATTATTTTTATACTCTCAAATAAATTAAAATGAATTTAGAAGCAATTAAGACAAAGATACCTGCAAATGTATTAGAACAAATACCAGATATTGAAGCAAAGTTTGGCTTGAATAGTAATATTAGGTTAGCACATTTTTTATCTCAATGCGCACACGAAAGCGGAAACTTTAAAGTATTTACGGAAAATCTTAACTATAGTGCTAAAGGTCTAAGGTCTATTTTTGGCAAGTATTTCAAAGACGATGCTTCTGCACTTGCTTTTGAAAGGAAGCCTGAGAAGATAGCCAATAGGGTTTACAGTTCAAGAATGGGTAACGGAGACGAAGCAAGTGGGGACGGGTGGAAATTTAGAGGCCGTGGCTATATTCAATTAACAGGCAAAGATAATTACAGTCAGTTTGACAAATCGGTTGAAGATGATATTTTAGCTAACCCAGATTTAGTAGCTACAAAATTCCCTTTGATGTCGGCTGCATTCTTTTTTGAAAGGAACAACCTATGGAAAATTTGCGATGGCGGTGCTGACAAAGAAGATGTTATTGCTCTTACAAAGCGCATCAATGGGGGAACTCACGGACTTGAAGACAGATTAACAAAATTTGCTTTATTCAATTCTTTACTAAAATAAAATATATACTATGAAATGGTTAGCCAATTTATTAGCAGACGAAAGGGGTTCGGTATCTACAAAGCGAGTAATTGCTTTACTATCGGCTTTATTTATCTGCATTACCTTATTAGCTAATAGCTTTACACATCAAGAGATTGCCCCTTCGGATAAGCTTGTAGATGCCGTAATGGTTATTTGCATAGCTGCTATGGGTACTACAACTATAGATAAATTCAGCCAAAAATAAACAATGCTAAAATCAAAACGCAAACGCCTATTCTTTGACATTGAAACCTCTCCCAATGTTGGCTTTTTCTGGAGTGCCGGATATAAGTTAAACATCACACCGGATAGCATAATTCAGGAACGTGCAATTATTTGCATCTGTTATAAGTGGGAAGACGAAAAAGAAGTTTACCATTTGGAATGGGATAGTAAACAGAATGACAAACGTATGCTGCAGAAGTTTATTGAAGTAGCAAACACGGCATCGGAGTTAGTAGGACACAATGGCGATAAGTTTGACTTAGCGTGGATAAGAACCAGGTGCTTATTTCATAAAATTGAGATGTTCCCTTCTTATGTTACTATTGACACGCTAAAGGTAGCAAGGCAAAAGTTTAGATTTAATAGCAACAAGCTTAATTACATAGCTGACTATTTAGGAATTGGCACTAAAATCAAAACCGAATATAGTTTATGGAAGGACATTGTTCTGCATAAGGACAAAGTAGCTATGGCTAAAATGATTAAGTACTGCCAAAAAGACGTTGTTTTATTAGAGCAAGTATTTAACGCACTTAAAAATCACATAGAACCTAAAACACATTACGGAGTTATCTTCGGACAAGACAGAGGCTCTTGCCCTGAATGTGGGAGCGACGATCTAATTATTTCACTTCGTAGAACAACCGCAACCGGAGTAAAGAAAATATCGTACAAGTGCAAAACTTGTTTTAAAATGCATAGCAAAACCGACAAATAAATGGATAGTAAAATTCTTAGCTTAGTAATTGAAGATATGCGCAGCCGTGAGCAAGTAGGTAAAAAGAAGTACAACTGCACAATGGATCGTGAAGATTTAAGTACAGGCGAATGGATAACACATTTGAAGCAAGAACTACAAGATGCAATACTTTACCTTACTAAACTTGAACAGATACACAATGCGCCTCAAAAAGATATTTAGCTTCGGCAATATATTAGACCGAGATGTCTACGAGCAACTTAGGGAATTAGATTATACTAACCCAAACTTTAAGGGTTGCGCTGACGAGTTCCAGTTTAACCGGGAGTGGTGGGTTATCTTAGATCAAGGGGAAATAGTTGCTTATTGCGGATCAATTTATTCCAAAGGCATTTGCATATTTAATAGAGCGTGGGTTAAAAAATCACATCGAGGGCAGGGCATACAAAGACGAATGATTAAGACCAGGTTAAAGGCTGCATCTACTTTTTGCCATATAGCTATTACTTACACAACCTTAGACAACTTCCCTTCAGCTAATAACCTTATTTCGTGTGGGTTTAGGCTTTACCTACCGGAGTATTCATACGGGGGTTCTGACAAACTTTACTTCCAAAAGTTACTATAAAAGGTAGTAATACTACTACTTTTGTCTGCATTTTACTTATGACTTTGGCAACTTTTACCCTCACTTTTGTACGTATTTAAGTACAACTATACGTATAAATAGCACAATCTAAAGTGCAATTAAGTCGGTAATTACCATCATTACATACTATTTTTTGACATAATGTGCTATAAAATGCACATTAACTCGTGTTTTTGTCCTATGTAAAACCCATTATTTGCATCATTGTTGCAAAAATAATTTATATAATTTTACACTTTGTATTGTTAATTGTAGTATATTTGTTGAAACAAAACACAAATGACACATTTAACCAACTACCAGAAGTTCCAATTCGAGAGATTTGGCACTATCTTACTGCAAGACGGGAGCAGTACACAAAACCCGTATGATCCAAAATTACTGCCTAAAAACTACGATTACGAAGATGATGATTACACCTTCACTCGTTGGGTTGAAAACAATGCAGAACTTGAACTTTTAAAAAACGAATTATATGAAGATTGAATTTGTAAAAGAAACTAAGCCAGACGGCACAATTTTCTACTACACTTTAGTAGATAACAAATACGATAGCGCAAGTATGTACTTGGAATATTCTCAGGCTTACGAGTACTTTTTAAGCCTAAAGAAAAGACAAGAACCTATTATCGAAATTTTAGAACACTATTCAATAGACACTCAAAACAAATAACAATGGATAATCAAATACAAAACTTATTAAACTTAGGTATAAATTTAAACAAATTTTATTCTATACAAGTTCAATCTTGCGACATAATACTACAAGGGTGGGTAACAAGTTCCTTAATGAATGATCTAAATGTATTAGGGTATGAGTTTGATTATGATAAAGAAAATAATTGGTTTCTTTGTAGAAAAGGAAACGTAAGAATTGTCTTAACTTTAAACTATTAATTATGAGCCTAATAAAAATACAACAGGAATTAAAAGCACCTAAGAACCAATTTAACGCTTTTGCTAAATACAAGTACCGAAGTGCAGAAGATATAATCGAAGCTGCAAAACCTATCTGCCATAAGTACGGCTATGCTTTAATGTTAAGCGACGAGGTAATAGAAGTAGGCGGTCGAGTTTATGTAAAGGCTACGGCTTGTCTAAATAACGGAGAGGATAACATAACTTGTACCGGGTTAGCGCGTGAAGAGGAAAACAAAAAAGGTATGGACGCTTCACAGATTACCGGAGCAGCAAGTAGCTACGCCAGGAAGTATGCTCTTAACGGACTCTTTGCCATAGACGATACCAAAGATGCAGATGCTACTAATGAGCATAAAGACGAAGTAAGCGAAGGACAAAAATCTTTCTTGATTGAAGCACTTGATAAGACAAAGTTTACTCAGGAACAAAAGTATAAGGCTATCGAGAAAATCAAAGCTATCAAGACCTTAGACGAATTTAACAAGATTAAAGAAACAATAAAGAAAAGCTAATGAGAGACCTGTTACCATTTGAAAGGCAGATGCTACTTGCTGAGATATATCACTACGCTTGGTATAACGAAGAGGCATACGCTGACCTTTTATTATTCATAGAAAAATATCAAAACCTTTTAGACAAACCTGTATTTTTAACCCAAATCAATAACAATGACACAGAAACAACAAATCTTGAACCACTTGCTTACGGGCAAAACCTTGACACCAATCCAGGCTCTAACGAAATACAATAGCCTAAGATTAGCAGCCGTAGTGTTTGAATTAAAACGCAAAGGCTACAAAGTACAGACGGAATTAATTAACGTAGGTACGAAAAAACAAAGTAAATTAGTAGCTAAATATTCAATTAAAAAGTAATGAATCTATATACAGAAGAACAATTAGTATATGCTATGTCATTAGCTGCAAGTGGTGATTATTATTTGTATTATGAAATATTACAAAAATTAAACCCAATAAAATTACCAAGTAATGAAGAAATTAATAATTTTGAATTTCATTATACAGATGGTGAAAATATAATAAAAGCTTGGAAAGAAGGGGTAGAATGGGCGCTTAATGAAATACTTAATCAAACAATTAAAAACAAATAAAAATGGAACAAAAAAAATGGAGTGCAGGTGCTTGGAAAAAGCAAACCACTAAAGGAGAAGTAATTAATTTTACAATCAATGATGTTAAGTATTCAATGTGGGTTAATGCTTACAAGACAGAGGATAAGCAACCAGATTACAAGATTTATGTAAATGATTTCAAACCTAAAGAAGACACGGAAGGATTGCCGTTTTAATTATGCTAACTAAAAATAGAGATGTTTCAATAAGACAACTAAAGGAGTTGTACTATGCTCAACGTAATACCCACGTTAAATTGCACGAAATGATGTCGCAGTTAGGGTTGTTAGGCATAGAAGACAACGAGCCTTTAGGTGCGGATATAGGTGCGAGAAGCATCGTTAAATTAGTTGAAGAGGTATTTGAATGCGATATATCAAGAAGGGATAGATCATTAAGAACTACCTTTGGTCGCAAGGCTGCTGCATACTTACTCAGAAGGTACACTAAATTGAACCTAAAAGAGATAAGCGCATACACCGGCACTAAAGACCATACCACCGCAATTCACAATATCAAACAAGCAAACAACCTAATTGACACAGAAGATTGGTTTAAGGACAAATTAAAAAGAATTTGCCAAAAGATTGAAATTACCGAAAATTAGTTTATATTTGCAAATATATAAAAATACATTAACGGAAGTCCAGACGATAATGTGTTTAGTGGTTAAATAATAGCCCCTGGTAGCTGGACTCTATTGGGGGCTTTTTTATTTTATTATGGCAAAAGACCCTGCATTCCTATTTTATAGCAGTGATTTCTTAAACGGAGTAGCTGACTTAACAATGGAAGAGAGAGGACAATTTATTACTCTCTTATGTTTACAACATCAAAAAGGTACACTTACAGACAAAACCATTAGGTTATCTTTAGGTTCGGTTTCGGTTGATGTTTTGAGCAAGTTTTTAAAAGACAAAGACGGAAATTTTTACAACGAACGGCTAAGTGAAGAGATTGAAAAACGCATTCAATTTACTGAAAGCCGTAGAAACAATGGCTCTAAAGGTGGTAGACCTAAAAATAACACAAAACCATTAGGTTTAGCTAAACATAACCTTATGGAAGATGTAAATGAAAATGAAAATGAAAATATAATTATAAATAAAAGTAAATGTACTTTTGAGCAAGTTTACGAATATATGTCAATCCGGATAGGAACAGATCAAGCAAAGATTGAAGCTGAAAAATTTGTAAATTACTATGAAAGTAATGGTTGGAAAGTAGGGAAAAACCCTATGAAAAGTTGGGGAGCAGCCGCAAATAATTGGATAACAAACTCTAAACAATATGCAAAAGGAACTACAAACAATCAACGAAAGCTTGATAAAAACGAACTCGAGAACCTTAAAAACTACAACTATATCCACTCTACTTCCTATGGAGCAGGAGATTATGACCGCATTTTCGGGGGAACGAATGAGGAACATAAACTCTACCATATTTAAGCAGAACCTTATTTACCTTATGCAGCTTGTAGGTATTAACAATCCTGGAGATGTTAAGTTGGCCGTTTTAGAGGATTGGATAAGAACTGAGTACGGGAACTTTACAATAAACGAAGTTAAAGTAGCGTTTAAGCAAATGGTAGCAAATGACTTTATAGATCACTACCAGAACTTTAGCCCTGCATACTTTAGTCAGGTAATGGATAGGTACAAGAAAAAAGCAAACGAAGTAAGAAAAATGATGCCACAAGAACGAGTAGAAGCAATACCACACTTAACCGATTTAGAGATAATTGATTACTCTTACCAAGAATATAAGCTTTTAGAAAATAGAACTTTTGACAGGTTGTTTAACCCATTGAGCGTATTTACAAAGCTTAATAGTTCAGGCATCAAGGTATGGACTAAAGAAGATGGCGCACTTGCTAAAAAGAAACTTATGGAGATTATTACCTACAAAGCTAATAAAATGGACATCATAAGCGCAAAGCAGTACCGGGACGAATGGACTGAAAGTTGGCTTAAAAACCAAGCAAGAGCAGTAGCCGTAGCTTTATTTTTTGAGGATCAAATAAAAATTGGCAAAGTTTCGTTTTCTTAATATAGTTTTGTAATATGACCGCAAACGAATTAACCAAACAAGCAATCCAAACTCTAAATAAAAATGGGTGCTTTGTATGGCGCAATAACAATCTTGCGGTTAGAGGTCGAACCTTTATAGGTCTAAAAGGAGTTCCAGATATAGTAGGTTTTCACACTCAAACAGGAGTAGCGGTATATTGCGAAACAAAAGCTATAGGAGATAAACTTAGCAGCTACCAAATATCATTCTTAAACTTAGCAAAAACGGCTAATTGTTTTTGTTACATAGCAACCGAAGATAACGGCAAACTAACCTTAAAAGAATATGAACAAGAATAGCATCATATTAGAACTTTGGGAGAGCCGAGAACTAAAGGAAGCAATAGATAAAATGCAGCCTGAAGATTTACGAGAAGATTTAAGAAGCGAAATATTTAAGGTGCTATGCGAAATGGAAGAGGAACGAATAATAGATATGCGCACCCGTAACGTATTAAAGTTCTACTTAGTTAGAACTATGATTAATATGATGCAAAGTAATACAAGCCAATTTTACAGGACATACCGCAAACCTTTAGAGGTTGAATTAATAGTACACGATAGGGACGAGGACTTACTTAACAAAGTAGAAGACGAACTATCCAAGATGCACTGGTACAAAGCGGAACTATTGCGAGTGTATGCTATTAAGCACAACTGCAACGCTAAAGAACTTAGTAGGGTTACAGGAATACCTTATATGTCAATACATAGGGAACTTAAATTAACTAAACGAGAACTTAAAAAACAATTACGCAAATGATAATTATAGCAGCGATATGCTTTGCAATATTCTTTATAGAGATACACCAATTCCATAGAAAATGGTATTTAGATTTTAAGCCTTTTAGTTGCACGAGTTGTTTAGCAGCTTGGACAGGTTTGATTTTATATTTACTACCTGCAATATGTACTGACATCATAGCGTTTGTATTTATTCCGGGAGTGTTAGCACCTTTACTTTCAAAAATTATGTGGAACTTATGGAAATAGAACACCGCAACTTTTTAGATCAACACATTGGTAATTGGCATACAGTACAGAATGGCTATGTGCGAAATATCGATTTGGACATCTTAAAAATGTATGAGCATATATATCGCAAGTATATGAACCCAGATTTCATATTGACAGTATGGTGCAGCCATTGTATTTTCGATATGATTAAAAGGCTTTACGAATGGTACGATATACAACCACAACCAAAGAAAAAAAATGCAAAGGGTAATTAATTTTAGCGGTGGCAAAACTTCTGCTTATATGACTATCCAAGAATATAAGCCAGGAGACATAGTATTGTTCTGCGATACTATGAGGGAACACCCTAAAACATATAAATTCATTAATGACTTTGAGGCCTTTGAAAATATACCAGTAACAAGAATAAGTTACGAAGGTGGCTTTGACGGAATGTTAAAAAAGAATAAAGCATTACCTAATCAATTCAAAAGGTTTTGCACAATAGAACTAAAGATTAAAACGGCTAAAAGATATTTAAGAACCATAGGAGTAAGAGAATTTGAAAACCTGGTAGGCTTTAGATATGACGAACCAATGCGAGTTAGCAGACGTACTCAAAGATTTAAGAAGGTACACGATAAGTTCCCTTTGTTTGAAAGCAAAGTTACTAAGCAAATAGTAAATGAGTATTGGAGCAAAAAGCCTTACAATTTGGAAATACCTTCTATATTAGGTAATTGCACTTTGTGTTTTATGAAAGGTAAAAACGCTATCTTAGCAATATTAAGGGAGTTCCCAGAACTTGCAGACGAATGGATCAATGACGAAAAGAATAGCAAATACACTTACTTTAATGGCGTAACAATAGAAACACTTAAAAGTATATCACAGAATAATTTGTTTAAGGAATTTGATTTAGATAACATTAACCCTGCGTATGACTGCGCTTGTACTACTTAACTATGGCAAACTTTATACACCCCACCGCTATTATTGGCGATAACGTAATTATCGGAGACGGAAACTACATTGGTGCTTATTGTATTATCGGAGACAAAGCAGAGCATAAGAAGTTCTGGAATAAAGAAAAAGGAAAAGTATACATAGGCGATAACAATGTTATCACAGGACTTGTAACAATAGATGCAGGTACCGAAATAGATACCTTTATAGGCAATAATTGTTTCATAATGAAACACGCACACATAGGACACGATTGCACTATTTTAGACAATGTAACAATAAGTTGCGGAGCAAAAATAGGTGGGCATTCTATTGTAGATCAAGGTGCTAATATAGGACTTAACGCAGTTCTGCATCAATTTGCAAACGTAGGCGAAAATTGTATGGTAGGAGCAAGTGCCTTCTTAAAAGGAGATGCAAAACCTAATACTAAATATGCAGGAGTACCGGCAAGGGAAATCGGCTCAAACATAAGATAATGAATGCAATAGTATACTTAAACTATAAAGATAGGAACATCAATACATTGTTTGAGAATATCAAAAATGCTGGTAAGCATATTGATATAGTTACTATCATTAATGAAGAAGGCATAGCATTTGCAACTAATAAAGGCTTAAGGAATTTAAACTTTGATAATATAGATTATGTAACTATTATGGGTAACGATATATTAGAACCTGATAATTGGTTGCAAATAAGAAATGACTTTTTACAAGACAAAACTATTGGTATTTGTTCTATTCCTTTAGATAGTATGAGTAATGACACGGCTGATTTAACTGGTAACTTTACTATCACAAAAGAAACTATAAATAAAGTTGGTGCATTTAATCAAGAACTTGACCCTTACGGAGCAATAGATTTAGATTATTGTACGAGATGCAGAGCGGCAGGTTTGCATACAAAATATATTAAAGAATATACCGCTAATCATATTGAGCAAAATAGTATTGATGCTTATGGTTACAATAAAAATGAATTAGTACAAAAGACCTGGAGTTTGCATAGCAATAATGTATCTGCTTATACAAACGGCAATAAAACATATTATATAAATTTATGAGAATACTTTGTATAACTTCTGCCAACTCAGGCGTTGGACTGCATAGAATTATGATGCCGATAGTACACTTAGAAAAGGAGTACGCACTTATAACAGATGTACTTAATGACGAGTTATTAGAGCAGGGTTGGGATATTGTGCTAATGAATAGAATGCTTAACGAAATAGATGCAAAGCAAATGAACACCTGGCGCACTAAGTATGGCTTCAAGTTGGTAGTGGACAATGACGATTACTGGGAACTAAACGAAAGCCATTTATTGTATTTAAGATATAAGCTTAACAATATACCTAAACTAATTACCGACTACTTAAAGATAGCTGACCTTTGTACCTGCACACACGAAAGGTTAGCAGGAGAGATAACCCCATTTAATAAGAACGTTCACATCTTACCAAACGCATTACCTTATGGGCAAGAGCAGTTCCAGGATAACAAGACAGAAGATTACAAGGTTAGATTGTTTTGGTCAGGAAGCGGAACGCACGAAAGGGATATTGAAATACTTAGGCAGCCTTTTAAAAGGTTACAAGGTATGAATATAAGAACTGTTATAGCAGGTTACAATGACGGGGAGAAACCTATATGGGATAAAATGATTGATGCCTTTACTTGCGGACTAAAGCTTAACCCTACGATCTATAATTATGCAAGGGTTACGGAATATATGGGTGCTTATACGGACTCAGACATTTCAGTTATCCCACTTGTAGATAACAAGTTCAATGCTATGAAGTCCAATCTAAAGGTATTAGAAACGGCGGCTAAAAAGAACCCTGCCATAGTTAGCTATGTCAATCCGTACTTAGATATGCCGGTACACTACGTTAAAAGTCAGAAGGATTGGTACAAACACATCAAAGATTTAGTAAGCGATGCGGATATGCGAAAGGAAAGCGGACAGAAGTTATTTGAGTTCTGCCAAAAGAAGTATAACTTTGACGAGATAAATTTAGACCGAAAGTATATTTATAGTAAACTATGCCAGTAATAAAGTGCGCCTCTAATGGCAAATATCGGATTGGAAACGGGTCTTGCATCTACGATACCGAAGAGAAGGCTATGCAAGTATGGAAAGCTATTCTTGCAGGTGGTAAGTTCGCAGAAAGCTATACCGACTATCCTGAGTCAGCTACTAACAATGCAAAGAGGGCAATAGAATGGGCTGAGAAAAATGGTTGGGGTTCGTGTGGAGAAGCAACTGGTAAGGCAAGGGCAAGACAGTTGGCAAATCGTGAGCCGATTAGTAGAGATACTATTGCTCGTATGGCTTCGTTTAAAAGACATCAGCAACATAAAGACGTTCCTTATAGCGAAGGTTGTGGCGGTTTAATGTGGGATGCTTGGGGTGGAACTTCTGGTGTTGAATGGGCGATTAATAAACTAAAGGAAATAGACAAAAAATAATTTGCATACTTAAATTTTTTAATTATTAATCAACGGAAAATTTAATGGGGAAACTATGCAGAAACACACGCAAATCTACTTACAAGGAATGGGCTATGACGCTACATCGTTTGTTCCTTGTGAGGTTTGTGGTGGTGTAGGAACTGACATACATCACATAGAAGCAAGGGGAATGGGTGGCAACAAAAAGGCAGATGTAATAGAAAACCTAATTGGACTTTGTAGGAAGTGCCACATAGAATACGGAGACAAAAAACAATATAAAGAGTTTCTAAAAGACATACACGCAAAAAATTATGGCAAAGGGTAACGAGAATAAAAACAAAATTAGCTTTGGCAAACGCAAAAGAGGCTCTGCTAAGAAGTCCTTTAATAAGCACACGCCCAGAGAAAAAGCATATAGAGGTCAAGGCAGATGAGAAAACTAAACGCTATATGGCTACTCCTTACGCACAAAGCTTACTTCTTAGCAGTATGTAAGACAGGTAAAAATGGAGACGATATGACCACGATAGGACACTACACTTATGCTATGGCAGAAACTTTAATCAATAAGCATATAGCAGACGTAGATACTTACCTCGACCAAGAAGACGCAATAGACGAAGCAAACGACATAATAAACGGCATACTATGATACAAAACGTACCAATCAACACAGTTAAAGCAAACCCGAACAATCCAAGGATAATTAAAGACGATAAGTTTGCAAAGCTTGTAAAGTCAATTAACGAGTTTCCACAAATGCTAAACCTTAGACCTATTGTAGTAAATGACGATATGGTTGTACTTGGTGGCAATATGCGACTTAAGGCTTGTAAGGAAGCAGGACTTAAAGATATACCTATTATCAAAGCAAGTGAACTAACCGAGCAGCAGCAAAAGGAATTTATAGTTAAAGACAACGTAGGCTATGGCGAGTGGGATTGGAGCGACCTTGCTAATAACTGGGATGCAGAGCAGCTACAAGATTGGGGTTTAGATATACCTGGATTTGATAATATAAGTTTTGAAGATAATAATAAAGAATTAACTTTAGATGATATTAGTGACTCAATGACTATAAATTTAAAATATACTGAAGAGGAATATTATATAGTTAAAGAAAGCTTATTAAAAATAGCACCTACACCAGAACAAGCAATTTGGAAATTATTAGGCAATGATTAAATACGAATACAATAATTATAAATTTCCTTATAAATGGAATTTGACTGATAGCTACCCAGCAAAAGGTATAAAATCAAATGGTTTAAAAGTATTTGGAACTTTTATTTGTGGTGGAGGTTCAACTATGGGTTATAAGTTAGCAGGCTTTACACATTTAGGTGGTGTTGAAATTGACCCACAAGTAGCTGATATATATAAAACAAATCACAATCCAAAGTATTTATATAATCAAGATATAAGAGAATTTAATAAACTTATTGATTTACCTGAAGAGTTATATAATCTTGATTTATTAGACGGAAGCCCCCCTTGTTCTACATTTTCAATGGCAGGAAGTAGAGAAAAGGCTTGGGGCAAAGAAAAACAATTTAGGGAAGGGCAAGCTGTTCAAACATTAGATGACTTAGTATTTGAGTATTGTAATACAATTATAAAACTAAAGCCAAAGGTATTCTTATTAGAAAATGTAAAAGGTATTATTTTAGGTAATGCAAAAGCGTATTCTAAAAAGATTATACAAACAATGGAACAAGCAGGTTACAATGTGCAAATATTTTTATTAAATGCGGCATCTATGGGAGTTCCACAAAGAAGAGAAAGGGTATTTTTTATTGGGCATAAAAAAGAATTAAACTTTAAACCTTTAATATTAGATTTTAATGAAAAACCAATATTATTTAAATATCTTAAAAGTAGTAGTGATGGGAAACCTTTAACTGGAAAAGCTTTATTATTATGGAATAATAAAAAACCAAATGAAAAAGATTTAGCAAATTCTTGTATTAGATTAACTGGTAAAAGAAATTATTTTGGTAGTAAAATAATTAATGATAATGAATCTTTATATACTATAGTAGCATCTGATTCAAGTCCATTAATACACGATAAAAAACCTTTTGAATTATCTAATGAAGAAATAATATTAGGTGGAAGTTATCCTTTAGATTATAATTTTAAGACATTAAAACCAAAATATTTAATAGGTATGAGCGTTCCCCCTATTATGACTGCACAAATAGCGCATCAAATTTATTTACAATGGTTTAAAACAGAAGGATAACAGAATGAGCAAAGAACATTTAATACCATTTAAACCAGGTCAATCTGGTAACCCAAACGGCAGACCTCGTAAGTATGTAAGCCTACTCAAAGAGCAGGGATATAAACTTGCTGAGATAAACGATACTATACAAGCTATGATGTCAATGGACTTAGACGAACTTAAAACAGTATGGGATAACCCAAAGGCAACGATACTTGAAAAGACGATTGCAGCAGCTATGCGTAAGAGCTTGGAGAAGGGCAGCCTTTATAGTTTAGAAACTTTGCTAACACGTGTTTATGGTAAGCCTAAAGAACAAATGGACATTCAGACAGATAACAGGATAGAGATAGTATTTGTAGACGGCAAGACAATTCTTTAATGCGGATAGAACTACCTAACGGACATATAAACCAAAAGAAGATACTTGACTGCGAAGCCAGGTACATAGTTGTGATGTGTGGGCGAAGGTTCGGCAAATCGGAGTTAAGCCAGATCAAATGTATTACAACCGCAATTAAAGGCGGTCAGGTTGCTTACATAACACCGACCTATAAATTGGCAAAGGTATTCTTTGAGAAGTTATGCAATAGCCTTCCCTTCCCTAATAACAAATCGGACTTAAACATTAGCTTCCCGAATGGTGGCAAGGTGGAGTTCTTTACAGGGGAACGCTTAGATAACCTGAGAGGGCGAAAGTTTAACCTGGTTATAATAGACGAGGCTTCTTTTATACCTAACCTTGAAGACGGGTGGCTAAACTCAATAAGACCTACCTTAACTGACTACAAGGGTAAAGCTATATTCTTAAGCACCCCTAAAGGTAAAAACTATTTCTTTAGTTTGTTTAGCAAAGCTGAACCCGATTGGCAAAGCTTTAAATTCACTACATACGATAACCCTTACATTGACCCTAACGAAATAGACGATGCAAGGAAGCAACTGCCAGAGGTTGTATTTGAGCAGGAGTACATGGCAAACCCGGCTGAGAACGCAGCTAACCCTTTCGGAAGCCAACATATACGGAAGTGCTTACACCCAGTAACAACAATGCCGGTAGTAGCTTATGGGATTGACCTTGCCAAGTCAGTCGATTGGACAGTAATCGTAGGTTTAGACGAAGACGGAAATGTGGCTTATTTTGACCGCTTTCAAATGGATTGGCATAATACCAAGCAAACTATCCTTAGGCTGCCTAAATGCCCTATCCTTGTCGATTCTACGGGGGTTGGCGACCCGATACTTGAAGACCTACAAAGAGAAGGGGTAATGATACAAGGCTTAAAGTTTACAAGTTCAAGTAAGCAGCAGCTAATGGAAGGCTTACAGGCTGCGATACATCAAGGTAAGATTGGCTACCCTGAGGGGATAATAAGCCAGGAGTTAGAAGTATTTGAGTATCAGTATACGGCAACCGGGGTTAAGTACTCAGCACCTTCAGGCTTTCATGACGATGCGGTTGTAGGCTTAGCTTTGGCTTGGCAGAACTTTAGCCTTAAACGTGGCACGGGCAGGTACGCCTTTCTATAATTGCAACAAGGTTACAAAAATAAATTTGGTGGATTGTGTAGAACTTGTATATTTGGTTATTATTTAATCAAAACACAAACACAATGAAAAAAGAAACCGCACAATTTTTAGCAGTATTAGTAGCAGCTTGTTACCTTATTGGACAACTTCAAGACATCTACTCAAAATGATTTACGCTATTTGCCTTCTGCTAATTGCGACAGGTTTTGTAATGGCAGCATTAACCGACTATTTAATTAAACACAATGACACAAAGCGCAAAAGAATACATAGACAAATATTACGAAAGTGAGCCGATAAGCATAATGATGAGTAACATTGATGCTACCTATCTGGAAATACTTACTTACTGCAACGAGAAGGGTTACGAACCTGTTAAGCGTAGAATGAGAAGTCCAGAATATAAGTCAATAATCGGCTTTTTTGACATTGATAACTACAAACCCGAAACAATATAAAATGGAACTACAACAAATCTTCGAAACAACAAAAGAACAAAGGACTGAGTTTACTTACCAATTAATTCAACGCTTAAACGCAGGGGAACTTGATCCGTTAAAAACACATCTCCAGGTTAAAGCCTTAGAGGATATGCTCGAAACCCTAAAGGCAAATAAGGACTACAAAGATGCCGTATTACAAGCAGCCGTACTTAATGGCAAGGACTTTGAGTATATGAGCGCAAAGTTTAACATTCGCGAGGTCGGTGTTAAATACGATTATACCAAATGCGAAAGCCCACAATACGAGGAAATTATGGCTGAGTACAATAGCGCAGCTAAAGCCAAAAAGGATATGGAAGAGTTCCTTAAGAAAGTACCTCATTCTGGACTTGACATTATTAACGGAGTTACTGGCGAGGTTACAAAAGTTTACCCACCTGCCAAGAGTAGCACAACCTCAGTAGCCGTATCTCTAAAGTAATAAAAATATTATACTTCTTTACAATTTGCTTACCTTTGTTTGCAGTAGCTTACATCGGTGGGCATCTTGTATATATTATAAAACAATTAAAATGATACTTTTACCATTCGCAATAATTATAGTAATTTTAGCTATAATTGAAGTTAGGGATATGTACAACCAAACGAAATGATAGTAGCAATAATATGTTCTTTAATCTCAGCAACCCTTATATCAATAGTATGGGTTAGATTAATAGATCAAAGCAACAAGATATTAGAACAAGACAAAAAAAATGACACCAAAAGAAAAAGCTAATAAATTGTGTATGAGGTTTTTGATACAAACAACTACTGACATACCATACGCAATAAATAAAGCTATTGCTAAAGAATGCGCCTTAATAGCAGTTGACGAGATATTAAAAACTAATCCGTATAAAGCTAGAAATTACTGGCAAGAAGTTAAAACTGAAATAGAAAAATTATGACTTGGAACGAATTAACGATTTGGCAGTACCAACAGATTTACCCAATAGTTACTAAGCCTGAAAAGGATTGGACTAACTTAGACGTAGAGAGTAAGTTAGTAGGTATAATCTACAATTTAACCGACACCCAGGTTGATAGCCTATCTATTCAGCAATTCAATAATCTAAGGGCAACACTTAGCTTTTTAGACGATAAGATTGAAGGTAAGCCGGTTAAGTATACGGAAGTAAACGGCAAACGATACCGGTTTGTTTATGATGTGCAGCAGATCAAAGCAGCCAGATATATTGAAAGCAAGGTATTCAGCACCGATTTAATTAACAACTTGCATAAGTTAGCAGCCTCAATGGTTATGCCTCAGCGTAAAACTTGGTATGGCAGATGGGTAGACGATACTTATGATGCAGCAAAGCATAGCGAGTATGCAGCCGACCTACAAGCCTCAAACTTTGTACACGTTTATCATTCGGTTGTTTTTTTTTATCAAGTATACAGAAACTGGATAGAGGTTTCTCAGGCTTATTTGATACAGGAAATGATGTCGAAGGGAATGAGTCCGGAGTCAGCGCAAGAGGCGGTTCAAATTTTATGCAGCACTTTGGATGGCAATATTGCGCCAAATCTGTTGCCGACCACGAAAATATCACAGTTGACCAAAGCTATGAACTTTCAACAATCCAGTTCCTAAATACACTTAGTTACCTGAAGGCTAAAGCCGATTACGATAAAGAACAACATAGGAAACTTAAATAATAGACAAGCCCTGCCATTTTTGGTGGGGTTAGTTATTTTTAGCCCTTGCTTATATTTATTAGCGTGAGCATAGCAAAAGCACAAATAAGGGAACTTCAGCAAAGCTTTATACAAAGCATTGGAGATACAGAGTTTGACAAGGTCAATCCAAAGGACTTACCTATATTGGAAAGGGTACTTGCTATCTATGGACAAGCCTTTAATACAAGAATTACCGAAATATTAGACAAAGAAAATATTACAAGTTCTGGTAAGTTAGCAAACCCAGCAGAACCTATACTAACTAAATTCGGTACTGGCTACATTTTGAGCGTAGGTTATGAGCAGGGAAGTGAACAAGACAAATACTTTAGATTTGTCAATAAAGGGGTTTTAGGTACAAGTAACGAAAAGGCAGACCCAAAAACACCATATAAATTTGATAAGGCAAATAAATATGTCAATATTGGTGCAGTTGAAAAATGGTTAAGTTATAATAAACTTAAAACAGTAGCAGTTAAAAAATACACAAAGCTTGGAGTAGAAGCTAAAGCGATTGAAAGCAAAAAGTCCTTAGCTTTTGTTATAGCCAGAAGTATTCATAGAAAAGGTATTACCTCTACATATTACTTTGACAGAGCAGTTTCACAAATATTCAATAAAGATTTTGTAGCAGATGTTGCCCTTGCAGTTGGTGGCGATGTGCAAATACAAATAAAACAAATAGTAAACGAAGTTAAGAATGGCAATAACAATAACAAGTAGCCCTGCACCTTATTCGTCAATGCACGATAACCTTTGGTTTGTGTCAAGTTCTACTAATAGCGGAACTACAAACTTTAAGTTCGTGTATGATGTATACATTAACGGAAGCCAAGTAATTAGATCAAAGGTATTCCCTGCGCCAAGTGCAGAAGGTAGCTATGGCGTGTTTAACGCATCTCCAATGGTAAGAAGTTTTGTAACTAACTATTTCGAGCCTTCAGGCAATTCAATACTTGTAGCTTCAAACGATAAGATTAAAGTAGATTACCAAGTAAGGATAGGCGAAGAGGTTAGCGGTGTTACTACTACCAACTTAGCATCTGGCAGCTACTCAGCTTACAACTTTGTGCCGCCATTGTTTGCAGATGTATTCTTAACAAAGAATAATACACCTTTAGTGTTATCTGACTATTACGATAATTTACTATTGGAAAACTTTACGGACGATTTCTTAACGGAGCGTGATACGGATAACATTACGCTTGAATACGGAGATAACTTTTACATTACGTTCCTACGCATAGCAACGGGCGGTTACTCAGCTTGGGTTGAAGTATTAGGCGATGGCGATGTGGTTACTAATACAGTATCGGGCAATATAACTTTAGGCGGTCAATTCAATATGTTTAACCTACAAGCAGGACACATAAACGATTGGGCATCTGGAACTATAATTAACGAAAACACATACGGCTATAACTTCTATTTAAAAAGAGGTGGCGCACAAACAAGGGTAATTAAATTAAGACATAAGTGCTACCCTAAATACCAACAATTTAACTTAGAGTTCCTAAATAGATTAGGCGGTTGGGACACTAAAAAATTCGCTTTAGTAAATAGAAGGTCAAGCGAGTATCAAAGGGCATCATACAGGCGAAGCGACTGGCAGCTTGTAGGTGGGCAAATGACAAACATAGATGGATATAACAGATATAACGAAACAACTTTCAACTATGCTATTCAGCATAAAGATAAATATAGGCTTACTTCTGATTGGGTTAGCGAACAAGATTATTCGTGGTTGGCTCAACTTGTATCGAGTCCTATTGTGTATATGGAAGTACTTGGTGCTTACTTCCCTGTTACCATAAGTACAAGCAATTATGAGTACAAGTTAGAAAGTGCAGACAAACTATTTAACTTTGAAATTGAAATAGAAGTAGGCAAATATTTAACAAGCCAATTCAGATAATGATTAGTACAGAGATATACATTGAGGAACAAAAGATTGATCTATTGCAGGATATATCTACAGAGTTCACTTATGCCATTGACGATGTGAGTGAGTTCGGTAGTCGCAATACTTCTTTTAGTAAGACAATAAGCATACCAGGAACGGCTAACAATAACTTGGTATTTGGTTACATCTTCGAACTTAACAACGCTAACTTTACGGATAACACCTTACCAAACGTAGGGTATAATTTTAACGTAACCAAACAAGCTAATTGCAAAATCTTTATTGATAAGGTGCAGATATTTAAAGGCACTTTAAGAATATTAGAGATAGTAATAGACAAAGAAACTATTGAATACCAATGCAGCGTGTTTGGGGAATTAGGCGGTTTTATTAACCAGTTAGGAAATCAACGTTTAGAAGATTTAGATTTTAGTTCTTACAACCATACTTATAGCGTAGCCAATATTAGTGCGAGTTGGGATAACTCGGGCGGTTCTGGTTACTACTATCCGCTTATTGATTATGGTAATGTTAGTACCGGTACATACGGAGTTGCTAAAAAGGATTTTCAATATACAACTTTTAGACCTGCTTTGTACGTTAAAGAATACATACAAAAGATATTTGCAGGTACAGATTATACTTTAGATTGCTCGTTCTTTAATAGTGCTTTATTTAATAGGCTTATTATTCCGCATAATCAAACAAACATAACAACCCTAAATAATACAAGCCTTAAAGCAGCAGCAAAGCTGATAACCATAAACACTAATACAAGCCCTTATGTAGAATATACATTGATTACGGCAGGTAGCTTTACACTTGACGGGTTAGGGCAGTTGTTTACATACACAAGCGGTGTAACAATTACAACAGATGTGCAAATTTTATTAAGAGGTAACGTAACTTTTTTTAACCCAAGTTTGCCAAGCTATTCTGTTATACTTAAAAAGAATAACACAGAGATAGGAAGACAAGATTTTGATGCAAGTGTTAGTACCTTTATGAACTGCGACTTCACTGTTAGTGGGGTTACTTTTGCTAACACCGATTATATGCAGGTCGAGATATTAGGTAACGGAATTATAATTGATATTACTTTAGGAGAAATAGGTGTAACTACAAGCACCCCGACACAAGTCCAGGTTAACTTAGGAGAAACTATTAAGGTCAACGATACAATTCCTAAAGGTATATTTCAGCGCGACTTCTTTATGAGCATTGTTAAAATGTTTAATCTTTACGTTTATGAGAATAAGTTTAATGACAAGGAACTTGTTATTAGTCCGTATGTGGACTTCTATCCTACTACTTCAGCTACGGCAGAAGATTGGACTAACAAAGTAGATCGTGCAAAGCCTATAAGTATTAAGCCAATGAGTGAGGTAAACGCTCGATACTATAACTATAAATTCAAAACCGATAATGACTTCTACGGGGAAAACTATCGAAAGAAGTATACCGAAGGTTATGGCGATTTTATATACGATACCGAATTTGACTTTGTAAAAGAAACAGATGTTTTAGAAGTTATATTTGCTGCATCTACTTTATACCAAGCTACCGGACAAGACAAAGTATTCCCGGCAATTTATAAGAAGTCAAATACGAATAGCGCAGAGGATAGAATGGATAGCATCATACGAATTATGCAAACCAAAAAGATAACTGGCGTAGATTCTTGGAACATTATGAATACTACTACAAACTTAGCAACTTATACAAGCTATGGTTATGCAGGGCATTTAGACGACCCAATTAACCCTACAAACGATATTAACTTTGGAGCGCCTAAAGAGATACAATTTAGACCTAATAGCTATCCGACTACTAATGTATTCAACGCATTTCATAGTCCTTACCTTGCTGAGATAACAAGCAAAGATAGTAAGCTATTAACTTGCTTTGGTTTACTTGATATAGTAGACATTTTTAATTTAGATTTTAGTAAATACGTTTATATTGACGGGGTATTGTTTAGGCTCAATAAGGTCGAAAACTTTAACCCTATGGAATACAACACTACTAAACTATCATTCCTTAAAGTAATAGAAACATCATACTAATGGCAGAAAATCAATTATCGTTTGATATAAAGGTAGGTGGTAACCAAGACCAAGCTATAGGCTCGTTAAAAAAGCAGTTAAGAGAAGCGCAGCAAGACGTACAAGCGTTATCCGATAAATTCGGTGCTACTTCAGAACAAGCGATTGAAGCAGCAAAAAGAGCTTCAGAATTAAAAGACAGGATAGGCGATGCAAAAGCTTTGACAGATGCTTTTAACCCAGATGCTAAGTTTAAAGCCTTAACCGCTTCGCTTAGTGGCGTAGCCGGTGGCTTTGCAGCAGCGCAAGGTGCAATCGGTTTGTTTGGTGCTGAGTCAGAAGCAGTAGAAAAAACTTTGTTAAAGGTGCAATCTGCTATGGCTTTATCTCAAGGCTTACAATCTGTTGGGGAAAGTATTGATAGCTTTAAGCAATTAGGAGCGGTTATTAAAAGTACAACTGCATTTCAAACTGCTTATAACTTTGTTATTGGCGAAAAAGCTGCAATTCAAAAGTCAGATGTTGCAACAACAATAGCATCAACTGTAGCAACTAAGGCACAGGCTGCTGCAACTAATACGGCAACTGTAGCAACAACGGCTTCAAGTGTAGCTATGAAGGTATTGCGTGGAGCGATACTTGCAACGGGAATAGGTGCTTTAGTAATTGGACTTATAGCCGTAGTTCAAAACTTTGGCAAAATAAAAACTGCGATACTTAATGCTATCCCAGGACTTGGCAAATTTGCATCTACTGTTGGTAATGTTATTAATGCCTTTACTGATTTGATAGGCGTAACAAATGCAGCTTCAAGGGCAGAGCAACAAAGACAAGCAATCTTTACAAAAGCAGCTGCCGGTACTAAGATAATTAATGAAGGGATTGACAGACAAATTAAACTACTTCAAGCACAGGGTGCGCAACAAGAGAAAATAGATGAGCTTAGAAAAAATCAAATTAAAAATGAATTAAACGATTTAAAAAAATTAGCAGATCAAAAAGGTATTTTAAGAGGCGAAGATGCTAAAAAATATAAAGACCTTCAAAATGACTTGCAGGTAATTGATGCGACGGCACAAAAAACGAGAGAAGATGCAGCTAAACAAGCAGCACAAAGAGGTTCAGCTAATGCAAATAAATACGGGGAAAGCCAAAAGAAACAAGACGAGCAACTTGCAAAGGAAAGGTTAGAAGCACAAAAAGAAGCTTTATTAAAACTAAGCGAATTAAATAATGAAATATTCTTATCTACTTTTAAAGACGAAAACGAAAAGAAAAGAGTAGAACTTAATCTTGCTTTTAATAAAGAAAAGGACGAAATTTTAGCTAATACTAAAATAACAGAAGAAACAAAAAATCAATTAATAGTTGCTTTAAGAACTAAACTTAATTTAGATTTAGATGCTATTAAACAAGCTGAAAAGGATAAACAAGCAGCAGCAGATGCAAAGATGCTTGAAGATACGGCAACTCAAATGCAAAAAGAAGATGATTTAGAATTTGCTAATTTACAAAAAAAGTTTTCTAAAACACAAGACGATGATAAGAAACAAGCAGCAAAAGACCTTGCTGCACTTGATAAAAAGATTGCAAAAAATGAAACTGATTTACAATTAGAAAAAGATTTATTAGACCAAAGAGATGCTTTATTAGAAGAACAATTTGCTAATAGTTTAATTACTGAAGACCAATACACCGCAAATGTTGAAGCAAATGCAAAGGCAAGAGTAGATATAGCAAAAAAAGAAGCAGATCAAAAGATAGCTTTAGCACAACAAAGTGCTGCTGCTTTAACTGCATTAAGCGATATAGTTGGTAAAGAAACGGCTGCCGGTAAAGCTTTAGCGGTATCTGCTGCATTGATTAATACTTACTTAGGTATTAGTGCTGGTGTTAAGTTAGGATTCCCTGCAGCTATTCCTGCGGTAACTATTGCAGCGGCAACGGGCTTTAGTGCGGTTAAAAACATTATAGCTACGAAAGTTCCAGGTGCATCAAGTTCTGGTGGTGTTGGTAATATGTCTACTCCAAATGTTTCGGCAGCAGCACCAATAGCACCTGCACAACCTCAAGCACAAACAACAAGCCTTAATACTGAAACTATTAACGCTTTAGGCAATCAAGCTATTAGAAGCTATGTTGTGGAGAGCGATGTAACAAGCAGCCAACAACGTATCGCAGCTATTCAGCAACGTGCAAGGTTTGGTTAAATGATAACAATTTAAAACACTTAATATTTAAAGATATGGACTTACCTGTTTATTTATTAGACATTAGCGAGGATATGAATGACGATGCCGAGGTCGATTATGTGGCACTCGTAGACAAACCTGCTATACAAAAGAATTGGAATGCCTTTAAAAATCAACAACGCTTTGAAGTGGTTAGCGAAGATAAGCGTATTATCTCTGGTCCTCTTATGTTGGCTGATATGCCTATTTTTAGGAGTGATGCTACTTATGGCGATTACTATGTGGTCTTTTCTAAAGACACTATATTCAAGATTGCGCAAAAGTTTTTCAAAAGAGGCTACCAATCAAACGTAAACTTAATGCACTCTCCTGACCAACAAGTAGAAGGTGTTACTATGTTTGAAAGCTTTATTACAGATCAAAGCAGAGGCATACAACCAATGAAAGGTTTTGAAGATGCACCGGACGGCTCTTGGTTTGGTTCTTTTAAAGTAGACAACGAAGGCGTTTGGAATGATGTTAAAGAGGGCAAATTTAAAGGCTTTAGCGTAGAAGGGTTGTTTACTTACAAGACAAAGCCGACCAAAGAACAAGAACTTATGAATGCAATAAAGGAAATATTGCAACGGGTTAAATGATAAACAAAATCTTTTATTAATATTTAAACAAAAAGAATGATGAACGCAAAAGATGCAATTATGCAAATTAGGGCTTTATTCGAAGATATGCCACAAGTAGAGGCTCCGGCTCCTATTGAAGCACCTATCGAAGAAGTACCTGTTACATTCGCGGAATATAGCCTTATGGACGGAACAAAGGTTATGATTAGCGAATTAGCTATCGGTGGCGAAGTTACTTTAGCAGACGGAAGTCCTGCTCCTGTTGGCGAACACCAATTAGCAGACGGCACTAAAATTGTTTTAGACGAAGCCGCTAAAATCTTATCTATTGAAACTCCAGAAGCAGAAGCTAAAGAAGCTGACGAAAACCCTGCTGAAATGGGTAAAAAGTATGATGAGAAAATGGCTGACGAAGTTAAAAACTTAGTAGCTGAAAACGAAAATTTAAAAACGCAAGTAGCACAATTAGAGGCAAAAGTTAAGAATGGCTTTAGTCAAGTAGCTGAATTAATAGAAGCACTTACAAAGACACCTAACGCTGAACCTATTGCGCAACCAAAAAACAACTTTAGTTCTAACGTAACTACTCACTCAATGAAGTACGATAGGATTGAAAAATTTAGAAACGCTTTATTAAACAAATAAAAATAAAATAAAATGGGATTTGATGTATCTGCATTGGCAAACTATACAAAAGAAAACGAAGCTCTACTTGTAACTTCATCTGTATTAGGTGCAAAAACTGCTTCTCTTATTAAGAGCGCAGGTAACGTAATGGTTGGCGTAAAGTCAAGCGAAAAAATCAACATTATGGAAACAGACGCTATCTTCCAAGATGGTGCTTCTTGTGGCTTTAATGCTTCTGGTTCTACTACCTTTACTCAACGTACTGTAACTCCTGGTAAAATTAAAGTAAACGAAGCTCTTTGTCCTAAAGACCTTGAAGCTAAGTATTTACAAAAAGCTTTACCTACTGGCTCTATGTACGATAGCGTAC